CTCTGGTGGAAACCTTTCGTTCAGCTCTGGAACAACTTGGGATGGCGGAACATCTGGAATTACAGTTGGTCTTGTGACTACACCAACAGGTCTTTCGTCAATTAACGGAGTAAGCCTTTCTGGTCTTACAACTGGATCATTTGTTACAACTGTGTCAACATCAACTATTGCAGCATCAACAACTGGAAATGCTGCTAGTGCTACAAAGGCTGTTGCATATGTTGCCAGTGGAAGCTCTTACCCATCAACACCAGCAAACAGAATCTACGTTGGAGCAGATCAGCCTACAGGTATGGCAATAGGCGACATTTGGATGTGGTAGTAGATGACTACAAAAACAGATCTCTCCAATGACTCCTACAATAGAGCCAAAGTATCCCTAACCCTTACAGAATCATCGTATAATGCAGACACAAACACATCTGTTGTGTCGTATACTGCAGCTGTTCAAGATGGAAATTCTTCTTGGGGTGGATATAACTATAGTGAGGGTAGCTGGTCTGTTGTAGTTGACGGAGTCACCAAAGCCAGTGCGTCTGGAAAAAGCTATGACTTTGGTAGTGGTGTAATATCAAGCCCATATTTTCCTAGATCAACATCATCAACCATTACAGTGGTTCACGACGATGATGGGTCTGCCTCAATAACTGCATCTATAACATTTGATGGAAACTCAAACCCTGCTGGTGTTGCCTCTACGTCATGGACATCTGCATCACCATTTGTACTCACAACATTTACAAGTCCAGGAATACCTACGTCTGAACCAACACTGACAAGGTCTGGATCTTCGCCAACGACAATATCCGCAACTTCTGCAGGATCTTTATCTGGAAGTGCATCTATCACAAAATATCAGTATAGGTATAGTACAGACAATGCCACATGGTCGTCTGGAATAGATTTTACAGATCCAAGCAAAATCAGTGGACCAATAACTGGACTAACCTCAACACAAAAATATTATGTTCAAACAAGAGCAGTCTCTTATGCATCAGCATCTTGGGGTTACGGTGGATGGTCTAGCTCTGCGTCTATTGCTGGTATTCCAACAGCTCCAGGAACACCATCAATTAGCAATGTTGTGGCAAACTCACTAACTCTTACATGGACAGTACCATCATCTGACGGTGGAGCCACAGTATCGTCATACAAGGTACAGGCAACAACAGACAATGGAACAACCTGGACAACAATCAAAACAGGTATTGCAGGTCTTACGACAAACCTAACAGGTCTCACAATTGCAGCAACATATAAATTTAGAATTATTGCTGTAAACTCTACAGGAGACTCAGATGCTGGAACCGCATCGGATGCTCAGTTCATTTCTGCCTATGGATATAGATATGATGGGTCAAATCCTGTACCAATCACATCTGCAAAAATTTATGTTGGTGTTGGTGGACCAGGTGCAGACGCTAATGGATTCAGGACTGTACAAAGTGTACAAAAATATACCGCAAGTGGTTGGCAACCGCTAGAGACATAAAAATACCCCCAGATATTTCACTGGGGGTATTCTTTTAGTTTGTTTCAACTATTCGTGTATATGAAGCCCATGCTCCATTTTCTTTTGCAACCTTCGATACGTCATCTATAACTGTATCTGCATATGGGTTGTATGCGTGTAGTACCTTGCCATCTCCGATGTAGATACCAACATGGAACGACCAGTTTACACTCCCATAGTGGAATGCAACAATGTCACCAATTTTTGGATGCTTAACTCTTTTACCAGCCTTAGATTCTGCGGTAGCAGAGTGGTACAGACCAATTCCCTGTTGCAGATAGAACCATCTTACAAGACCAGAGCAGTCCCAGTATCCTGGTTCTTCTCCATATCCATATTCAGATCCTACATAACTTTTTAGTTTTTTAATTGCGACATCCATTCTCTTAGAATTTATGTCTAGTTTTTCTTGTCTTGCTTTTTCTTTAGCTAACTCAGCTTCAACAATTGCAGCTTGTTCGGCAACTATTCCATCTGGTTTGCTGTCAGAAAGCAAAAGATCCATAAGAGTTGGCTCTTTTAAATCTGTGACAATTTCTGTATTTAGTTTTAGTGGTAATGCACTAGCAGGATTACTAGAGCAGGTTGTAAGTGCAATTGTTAGTATGGATGCACCTACAGCAGCAAATCTTTTATTTTTCATTGCTACCTCCTTATTTTTATGTTGTTGCGGTAACCGATTTACGGTTGCCCTGGCAGACAATATTCTTCAGGTTGTAGAATATCTCCTTGAGTCTCCCAGTGATGTCACTTTGTTGTTACTCTGCTTGTCACTATGTTCCTCTTAGAACAAATGACTTCCTTTGGGGGAAGTCGTTCTACAATTATAGCACCATTTCTTGACTTTGGTCAAGTTTTTGGTATAATTGTTACATAACCAATTGGAGGGTATATGACAATCAATTTTGGAGACTTCTTGTCAGTAGAACAGAAACAGGCACTACTTACAGGAAAAATTCAGCAGCTGGCAGCAGAAGGCTATCAGCTACAAGTAAACAGGATAGCACTTGAGTCTGTAGAAAACTCAGAGCAATCGCTATCCGTGGTAGATGCCAACATCAGCCTGATCGCAGAAGCAATTAAGCTATATCAGGCAGAACTTGATAATTTGCAATAAGATAATCTCTTATGTGCTAAAATGGACTAGGTGAAGAAATTTGTCTAGTCCATCAAACTTATATGCAGAAAAAATATATGCAGAGCAGCCAATAGCACTCTGGTCGCTTGACGACGACTGCACGTTTGCGTCCTTTTTTTCATCTAGCGGTTTATCTCTTGCGACATGGACAGAGTCATCTGGAACGCTCAGTGCTGAGTTGCTAGATAACCAAGACCCATACTCAAAAATTCAAGACTCTAGCTTTGTGTCAATAAGTTCTACATCTGCAGGAACGATAACACTTACCTCTCCAGAAACAATCTCAACATCATCAAACTTTTCTGCAGGTCTTTGGGTAAACCCACAGTCTGGAATCACTTCAGTATCAATAAAAATTGGATCGCTTAACAAGACGTTCTCACTGTCTTCAGTCACAGATACCTGGACATATCTCGGAAATGTATTTGAGGTGTCAACACCAATATCTTCAGAAAATGTTGAAATTGAAATTGTAAATACTGGATCGTCACCAACACCTGCACTAATCTATTTAAATGGATTTTCAATTGGTAAAAATCAAGAATTTTTTGGAACTAGAAGCGTTGGAAACCAGATGTCTACGTTTGATTATGGCGTTGGAGTAGAGGCATATCAATATGGCATAGGCGATAATTTTGGATGGTACTTCGGTAATTCAACGACAAAAGAATTGTATGCCAAAAACTTTTCTGTGCCACTAGTGTATGGAGCAAACACCTCTACGGTGCTATATGAGAACCCAAACGGACCATCTCTGATGATTCCAGGTATGGGTTTCCTAAATGAGTCTGGGTCTAAGCAAAACATATCATTTGAGGCATGGTTAAGAATCAATGTTGATGGCAATGTTCAAGATAATCCATTTAGGATTATTGGACCAATAGCATCTTCAGATGGAGTGTACGTTTATGGACAGCACTTAATGCTAAAAATCGGAGACAATGTAGCATCGCACTATGTTGGCGAATGGTTTAGACCAATGTTAATCAATCTTGAATATACAGTAGGTCAGGTTAGAATGTTTGTAAATGGTGAGATGGTTTGTTCGATAGAATTTAATGAATTGATACTTCCAGACAAACTTAACGGAGAGATCGTTCAAGACTTTATTGGTTTCTATGTTGGAGACAACATATCATCCATTGAGGTGGACTGTGTTGCATACTATCCATATAAACTAACTCCAGTAATACTTAAAAGAAGATTTGGTTATGGTCAAGCAGTATCACTACCGTCAGAAATTGAAACAGCTTACTCTGGAAAACAGATTGCAATTGACTATACTTTTGCAGGGTATTCAGCAGACTACTCATACCCTAAAATAGAGTCCTGGTCGTCATCATCAAAAGACTCAGTATACACAAGCAGAAGCATAATGGGTTCTCCCAAATTTATCAAGCCAGGCGTTGTAATATCTGACCAGGACATAACCGAAGAAGTTTGGCTAGAGCAGGTAATTGCTGCAAACGTTGAAGACACATCAGAAGAAAAACCATTCATGGTGATAACACCAGGAACACTGTCTTCAAAAACTGGATACCTATACTATCGCTCTATAGCACAGCAATACATGGGAAAGCCTGTGGCGTTCTATATGACTGGAAAGAAAGACCCTTCATCGTCAGATGTTGACCAGGTATTGTTCAAAATTCAAAATAGAGAGACTCTAGACAGCATAACAGCAATACTTTCTGGAGACACCATTGAGTATGTGTATAACGTATTTGGAAGACAAGGAACACTCTCAACACAATCTGTGAATGTTGACGGCACCTTCGTTGCTGGTATTGACGTTGAGACTTATAGGTCATACAACTCAGGAAAGACAGTGGTTAAAAGATTCCTAATGGGGCTACCAAGATACAGCCTCTTCGTCGGTGGAGACTATGTTGGTGCAGACCAAGACATCAAGACAACCTTTGCTGGAAAGATCTATTCGTTTGGAGCACTTTCAAAACTTGATTACGCAACAAACTCCGCATCAGCATTGTTTGAAAATGGAATTGCAAAACCAGCAAGCTTTACATCGTTCTACAATGCAAAGCCAACATATTGTGTTTCATTATTCAAGAAAACATTTGTTGGGGATGATTTCTATAGACTTAGCGTATCTTCAAAATCTTATTGGCAAGACTACATTCCACTGTCCAAATTCTCAAAGTTGTCAAACAATGAAGATGGAACTTCTCAATATATAACAGACATGATTCAAGTTTCAATAGATGCTGAATATTCTAGAGCACTATCGTCTGGAAAAATTAATCAGGGCAATGTAGACATTAGGACATATGTTCATTTTGCAAAAGCGTCAGAGATCAGCCAGTCCACACTTTCTGGAAACGGATTAGCTGCAGTACAGCTTGACGACAGCAAGGTCGTAGATGCCAGATCAGACTGGGCTTCCAAAAAGTTTGAGGTGGTCGATGGTACAGTCGTATATGTTCCACAGTCTGGCTTTGCAAGCGGTACCGATCAAAACGACTACGTAATGATAACATCTATAAGCATATACACCAGATCAATAGATCTCTTGCCAGTAAAAATAAGAGCACTGGAGTATGCATCTCAAACATTTAACAGATATACAACACCTGGATTTGATGAGTCTGTTGCAAAAAAGATTGGAACTAGAACACAGGCTTCAAATGTTTACATGTTCTCAGAGACAGGTGGAGAGTTTAATTATAGTGCTTACAACCCAGTAGCAATTTCAAAAACCATGTCCCCATATCTATATATGACAGACAAATCTGGAATTAAAGTGCTTGACTCATATTCAACTGGAAATGACCGTGGCATATTCATTCCAATCAACAGAGAGGGAGCACAGGAATACTACATCTCCATTCTGTCAATGTCAATGCTTTTTAACGATGCTGTGATACCATCAGAGATGACGATTGCAGAAGTTTACGATGATGAATATGGAAAGCTAAGAATAGTTCTTGAAGAAATTTCAAATGATGCATCAAAGGGAAGTCTGTCAATCAAAAAGCTGGTCGGTGACACTTGGACAAAGTTGGATAATGTTGAGTTCTATGTGAATGGAACATATGTTGTATTTCCAGAATTGGTTCGTGGTGAGTGGTCAACAGTAGGAATCTTATTTGTAACTAATCCAATTAACGCATCTTCTCTAACAAGCTACAAGATCGAAATAATTGGATCTGTAGTTATCAACAATATCTCATACTTTCAGAAGAGACAAGAGGAACTTGGTCAGCAAATTCTTCCAAACGAATGGAACGACTACGACTCTGAGGCACACTGGGAAGATTTTGATACAGAGGCTTTCTGGTCAGAAATCTACGCCTCTGAAAATGAGGTACGTCCAAGCCTAACCCCAGACATCATTTTTGACGTATACTCTGGAACAAACAAAATTATAGCTATTGAGGCAGACGATATTTCTGGAGTTTCGTTAGAAAACTTCTCATATGACATCATCAACAATGTTAGTTTGGATAAAACTGCAACAGTTTCTCCATAATATGGTATACTAGTGGTTATGGATAAAGTAATGCAAGGACCACTTGGTAAGACTCGTGTAAGAGTTATAGAGGAGAAGTTCTCCGATGCAGGTATTTATGTGTGGCAGTTGCCATCAGGAAAGTACTTCACAGACGGCGAAGGTAACGCATTGAGCATTGAATCAATGATTAACGATACCGCCAAGATTAAAGAATTGACAGAAGCAGCAGCATACTACGGACAGCCAGATGGCAAGCCAGTGTTTTTCTCAAACGTTCGCAAGATTTCAGATGAAGAATACAGTGAGCAACAGGACCGTATGGCACAGGGATTTATCCCATCAGCAAACGACCTGGGGGCTTTGATTGCTGCAAAAAACACACAGGCATTGTATGGGAGTGAGGACTAATGACAGAACTAACAAGAATTCCAATCAAGGATGACGCATTCCTAAAGAGCGAAGTGGTTGATCCATCAGCAGAGTTTAGAGCTATGGACCCATTTAACAAGGACTGGGCAGAGGTCCGTAAGTACTCAGGCATAGAACAAAACTTTAAGCGTCGTGCAGATCGTCTATTCGAAAAGGCACAGGTTACAGACCAGTACATTGATTCAGCACTTGCCGTTCAGGGCGGTAGAGAAGATGCAAAATCAAAAGCAATTAACCCAGGAACAGTATATAGAAATGCTTACGGTCTATTTGACGTTATCACACCACCATACAATCTAAATGAGCTTGCAAACTACTACGACACATCGTTTGCCAACCACGCTGCTATTGACGCAAAGGTTGAGAACACCGTTGGTCTTGGTTATGACTTTGCGGTTTCAAAAAACACACTTATGAAGCTTGAGGATGTTGACGATAAGGACAAGCTTGAGAAGGCTCGCAAGAAAATTGAACGCCTAAAGATTCAGCTACGTGATTGGCTAGAGAGTCTAAATGATGATGAAAGCTTCACCAGCGTACTTGAAAAAGTAATTACAGATGTTAATGCAACTGGAAATGGGTACATTGAGGTTGGTCGTACAACCAAGGGTGAGATTGGCTATGTAGGTCACATTCCATCCACCACAATGCGTGTACGTCGTCTTCACGACGGATTCGTTCAGATGATTGGTAACAAGGTTACATACTTCCGTAACTTTGGTGCTACAAATGCAAATCCTATCACTGCAGATGCACGTCCAAACGAGATTATCCACATCAAGGAATACTCTCCACTAAACACATTCTATGGAGTTCCAGATGTCATTGCTGCAATGCCAGCACTAATTGGAGATGCCCTTGCAAGCCAGTACAACATTGATTACTTCCAGAACAAGGCTGTCCCTCGTTACGTTGTTACCCTAAAGGGAGCACAGCTATCTGCTGATGCAGAAGACAAGCTGTTTAGATTCCTTCAGACTGGTCTAAAGGGTCAGAACCACAGAACACTTTACATTCCACTGCCAGGAGACTCAGACACCAACAAGGTTGAGTTTAGAATGGATCCAATTGAGGCAGGTGTTCAAGAGGCATCGTTCAACGATTACCGTGTACGCAACCGTGACGACATTCTGATTGCACACCAGGTACCACTATCTAAGATTGGTGGTGGAGATGCATCTGCTATTGCAGCAGCAATTGCTCAAGACCGCACATTCAAGGAGCAGGTAACTCGTCCAGAGCAGACAAAGCTTGAGAAGATTCTAAACAAGATCATTCGTGAAAAGACCGATATTCTTGAAATCAAGTTTAATGAACTAACACTTACAGATGAAGTTGCCCAGTCACAGATTGACGAGCGTTACGTTCGTAACAAGATTGTAACTCCAAACGAGATTCGTGAGAAGCTTGGTCTTCCACAAATCGACGGTGGGGATGAAATGATTGAGCTAACCTCACGCCAAGCAGCAGACGCTAATGCAAACACAAGACAGAACAGAGCTCGTGACGCAGAGCGTACAGCAAACCAATCTGATGGAGAAGCAACAACTACTGGTAGAAACCCACAAGGAGAAGGTAGAGCTTCAGAATAATAAAAAAGTGTGCTATAATAAAAAGTAACACATTTGTTATAAAAAGGCTCTATAATATAATTACCATGGTTAATATCGCAAAAGCTCATTTCGACGTAGACGGAGACAGTGTCCGTCTTTCAATGCCGTTCGCTAAGGTGGACGCAGAGCGTCGCATTGTCTCTGGTTTTGCCACACTAGACAATCTAGACAAGCAGAATGACATCGTAACCCCAGAAGCATCTCTTAACGCATTTAAGAAGTTCAAGGGTAACATTCGTGAAATGCACCAGCCATCAGCAATCGGCAAGATGGTTTCATTTAAGGAAGACAAATACTTTGACCCAGAAACAAAGAAGTTCTACTCTGGTATTTTTGTATCTGCATATATTTCAAAGGGTGCTCAGGATGCCTGGGAGAAGGTTCTAGATGGAACTTACTCAGGCTTCTCAATTGGCGGTAGAATGAACGACTGTGAAAAAGCGTATGATGAAAACCTTGATAAGGTTGTTCAAATCATTAAGGACTACGATCTAGTAGAGCTATCACTAGTAGATAACCCAGCAAACCAGTTTGCAAGCATCCTATCTGTTGAGAAGGTTGACGGAGTAGACACAGTAAAGGGAGACGCAGTCAGCGTTGAAATTGAAAACGTTTTCTGGGACAAGGAAAGTGGGCTAGTAACAGTATCAGACCAGGAGTCTGCTGTAAGCCCAGTATCAGGAATTCCAATGCAAAACATTGGTTTTGTCGAAAAGTCAGATTCTGACAAGGTAGACATGATTAAGTTCTTAGTTGATAGTGCTAAAGGCATTAACGTTGCTAAGATGACACAGGAGGATAACATGACAGAAGAAAATGTAATTGACCCTGAAGCAACTGAAGATGTTGTAGAAGAGGTCGCTGTTGAAGAAATCGCTCCAGAGGCAGATGCCGTTGTCGAAGCTCCTGCAGATTCCGTCGAAAAGGCTGCAAAGCCAATGGACGAAGAAGAGGCTGCAGAGGGTGAAGAGGACGCTACAGAGTCTTCTCAAGATGAGGAAGAAGAAGCTGTAAAGAAGTCAGACGAAATCTCTGACCTAAAGAGTTCAATCACATCAGCCTTTAGCGAAATTCTAGAGGTAGTTAAGGCACAAGCTGCCGAAATTGCCGAGCTAAAGAAGTCAGTCGGACACACATCAGCCATGATCGCTGATGCGGAATCAGACTTCAATAATCTTGGAAAGAGAGTAGACGCTGTTGAAGCAACTACTGCTTTCCGTAAGTCTGGCGATCTCGGAGAGATCGTACAGGAACCAGCAATGGTTGAAAAATCAGTATGGGGCGGACGTTTCCTCACAACATCCGATATACTAAAATAGTATCAAAAACAAAAATTCATGGAGGTGAAAAATATGTCGGAAGAAATTCTAAAGAAT